TACCATTGCCCCAAGTTATGGCAGTCACAGGACACAATCATGTGTCTTCTGTGAAACCATACATGAAGCATACGTACATTAGTGCAAATAGTGCCTTGACACAGAGAAACGTATCTGTATCCTTGAGTGGAGCGAACAACATAGAAAGTGATACAGTATGAATATACAAAATATTATAGATGATCTAGCATTAGTAAATGGTCAGACTAAACGTATGACATGTCCATCATGTAATACTAAGAATACATTTACTATTACTAATAATATGGGTAAGATCATATGGAATTGTTATAAGGCTGGGTGCAGTGTGTCTGGTGGCACACGTACTCAACTGACTGCTGATGACATACGCAAGTCATTGGGTAGTGTTGCAGAAGAGACACATGTATCAACATTTTCAAAACCAGAATGGTTTGTGCGTGATGATGCAAAGATTAGAGACTTCTGTGACCAGTGGGAGCTAGACCCACAAGATTTAGGCTTGTTGTATGACGTTAAAGAACATCGTGTGGTGTTCCCTGTTGTACACAATGGAATTACAGTCGATGCCACAGGCAGATCACTAGGTAAGCGTATACCTAAGTGGAAAAGATATGGTAAAAGTGACTTGCCATACGCTTCTGGACGTGGTAAAACGGCTGTAGTTGTTGAGGACTGCGTAAGTGCTGCTATTGTAGGTGATGGTGGTGTATATGTCGGGGTCGCAGTGTTGGGTACATCATTGTCCACTGGACACAAGAGGTACTTGTCGCAGTTCTCAACAGCAATAATTGCATTAGACCCCGATGCTTTACCTAAGACACTGCAGTTTGCACGAGAGTTGCGTCAGTATGTGGACACAATCAAGATCCTATACTTGCGTGACGATTTGAAATACCGTAACCCTACCGACTTTGAAAACCTTACAACACTAGGAGACACATAATGGAATTATCATTGATACGTAGTCTGATGGACAAAGACTTTTATGACGAGCATCGTGGTGCACGTTGTCCTGATAGACTATTCAGTAAAGATGTACGTAAGATCAAGCAGTCTATTGACACTGCTATGGATCGTTACGAGCGCAGCGTTACACCTGCAGAGATTGAGGCACTGTTCATGGCAAACAATCCTACTCTTACAACCGCACAGAAAACTGCATACAGCCACCTGTTTGGGCAGGTAAGTAAGGAGCAACCAATGGGCAGTGACGTAGCCCAAGAGGTGCTGTCTAAGCTGTTCCAGCAGGTGATTGGTGAGGACATTGCTAACCTTGGCTTTGACTATGTAAATGGTAGCAAGTCTACACTTGAGCCATTACGTCAAATGCTTGAGCAGTATGGTGATGACTTCACACCCAACCTACGTATTGATTGGGAAGACATTGACCTTGATACTATCCTTGCAATGACTGACCTTGAGTCACAGTGGACATTTAACATACCCACGTTGACACGTAAGGTTGAGGGCATCAATGCTGGTCACTTGATTGAGGTAGGTGCACGTCCTAACACAGGTAAGACATCCTTTCATGCCTCACTTGTGGCTGGTCCTAATGGATTTGCATGGCAGGGTGCACGTGTTGTTGTGTTGTGTAATGAAGAAGGCTACCACCGTGTAGCTCACCGTTACATCACAGCAGCTACAGGCATGGACAAGTTTGAAATTGTGAAGAACAAACAGGAAGCCATGCGTATCTTTAATCAGATACGTGACAAGATTATGTTCAAGGATGCAACAGGACGTGACATGAATTGGGTTGAGTCTGTGTGCAAGTCATACAAACCTGACGTAGTTATCCTAGACATGGGTGACAAGTTTGCCCGTACCGCTGGGTTCTCACGTCCTGATGAGGCACTCAAAGCTAATGCCATACAAGCACGACAAATTGCCAAGCAGCAAGAGTGTGCCATGTTCTACATGTCGCAGCTATCTGCAGAAGCAGAAGGTAAAGTTGTACTCAACCAAGCCATGATGGAAGGCTCACGTACAGGTAAGGCAGCAGAAGCTGACCTTATGATTATGATCTCCAAGAACCCTACAGTTGAGGGTCAAGAGGAAGAAGACAACCAACGCCACATCAATGTGGTAAAGAACAAACTATCTGGGTGGCACGGTATTGTTCACACAGATCTTGAATACAAGATAGCGAGGTATGTATCATGAGCGATTGGATAATGAAATATGTATTAATTATTCCTTATGATGTGTGGGAGCCAGAATATGACAACCCCGTAGAAAGAGTGACCACTGAATTTTTTGAAACACCCGAAAAGGCTATGAAGTATTTGCACGATTACATATATGATGCAGATAATGAATATCCTTTAAGATATGAAACATGGGAAGAATGGGGAGAAAAGCAAGACATTTACTTATATGAGAGGTATGTATCGTGAACCAACTAGAACTATTTAATCTTGAGGTACAAAAAATTAATGATGGTTTAGAGTGCAACAACTGTGGGATAGTTCAACCCATAAACAACTTTCAGCATATGCTATCTGGAGAAATAAAAAGAAAGTGTAGGTCTTGTGCACGTAATCAATCTAACTTGATTAAACATTTACGTTCAGTACATCCATATCCTGAAGAAGATTACACATGTCCTATATGTAACCGTGACATACGGGAGATAGGTAGAAAGGGCCAGAAAAGATTGCAGACTTGGGTGATTGATCACTGCCATGACACAGAAACATTTCGTGGTTGGGTGTGCCATCATTGCAACGTTGGCTTAGGAGCTTTCAATGACAGGCTAGACAGGGTTGAGGCGGCAGTAGTATACTTAAAAAAACATAAAGGAATATAGCATGATACAAACATTTTACGTAGATCACATGGGTACAGACTTATCTGTGGCTAATGCAGCACGAGTGAGCTTTGGTAAGCGCAGTGAGATGGATACGAGTGACGTATGGGGTCCACCTAAGTTGAAAGACAAAGACGTCAAGCTAATCCGTTATCTTGCAGAGCATAAACACATCAGCCCTTTCGGGCATTGCTTTGCCAGCTTTCATGTTAGGGCACCTGTGTTTGTAGCACGTCAGTTAGTCAAGCATAAGTTCCTGCGTTGGAATGAGATCAGCCGTAGGTATGTGGACAGTGAGCCTGAGTTTTATCAGCCAACAGATTGGCGTGGGCGAAGTTTAGATGTCAAGCAGGGTAGTGCGGGTAAAATAACTGTGTCTTCTGACATAGCTAGAGACATGGCAGACTCAGCCAAAAAAGACTATGAGTACTTATTAGATCTGGGTATTTGTCCAGAGCAAGCACGTATGGTACTACCACAGTCTATGATTACTGAGTGGTACTGGTCAGGTAGTTTGGATGCATTTGCTGACATGTGTAACCTACGCTGTAAGCCTGACACACAATACGAAACACAAGTTGTGGCTGAACACATTGATACTGAGATGGCTAAACTATTTCCTGTATCATGGAAAGCATTAAGGGGGAACGAATGATGAGAGGTAACATTGACGGTGCAATTAAGGCATCAGCTATTGTAGCTTTACTTATAGCTGTGCCACCAGTGCTAATAGCTATGACGTATGACGAGTACCCTAAGTACTGTAAGCTATCTATCTTGCTGCCATGCATAGGAGTGAATGATGAGTGAAATAAAAATAACTGACATAGAAGAACACGAGGATGGTAGTGCCACACTACAAGTAGAGTGTGACCCTGAGACATTCATGGCTATCTTTGACTTAGGCTTTGTGACCTTAGTAAAGAGAGGCTTAGAAGGTGAGAAGTGGCAGACCTGTGTAAGTTGTGGTGGCCCAGCGCTGAGTGACATGTGCGGCTTTTGTTTAAAGGAAGAGTGACTATGATTAAACCTATGACACAAGAAGAAAGAGAACGTGCTACTGAAAGGAGACTTATTAATATGACTACATCAAAATCAATATGTGAGATACGCCTACACAATGCAATGGTACGTAACAACCTAACACTAGAAGAGTGCATAAATGCTATAGATACATATGCAGAAGATAAAAAGTTTCACGAGCATCTTGACAGTCTATACAATGTAGAACAGGATACATGGGATGATTGGCACGATGGAGATATAAAGTAGGAGATAATATGATACTGACCCTCGACGTAGAAAACACAGTAACTAAACGAAACGGCAAGATGCACCTTGATCCGTTTGAGCCAGACAACACACTTGTAATGGTGGGTATGCTAGATGATCACATGAATGAAACAATTGTAACGTTTGATCACGCAGAGCAACAGCCCACCACAGATGGGCGGCGTATTGTTCAGGATGCACTGGACTCTACCCGCCTGTTGGTTGCGCACAATGCCCCTCACGATCTTGTATGGTTGTGGGAGTCAGGTTTTAATTATGACGGTGACATCTTTGATACCATGCTAGGCGAGTACGTACTGCAGCGTGGACAGAAAGAGGCACTGTCACTTGAAGCATGTGCAGAACGCTATGAGCTTGACACTAAGAAGCAAGACACACTCAAAGAATACTTCAAGCAAGGCTTGTCTACTCGTGACATACCACACGCAGAACTATCTGAGTACTTGTCACATGACTTACATGCTACGCAACAATTGTTCAACCGTTTGCAGACGAAGTACGAGGAGTGCAGTTCACTGGAGCCAACGATCACACTGACTAATCAGCTTGCGATACACCTTGCACGTATCTATCAGCGTGGCTTTCAGGTAGACATGGATGCACTGATGAAGGTACGTGATGAGTTTGAGCAAGAACGTAATATTCTGTCAATTGCATTAGAAGAACAAGTTGCAGATCTTATGGGTGACAGACCCATAAATCTCAACAGCCCAGAGCAGAAGTCATGGGTTATCTATAGCCGTAGACCACACGACAAGAAGGTGTGGGCAGATTTGTTTGATGAACGTATGTCTGACACAGAGTACCGCAGTACAGTACGACTGCACAGTGATCGTTTATACAAACAAAAAGCACATCAGTGTAAAGAGTGTTACGGCACAGGACAGGTAAGAAAGGTAAAGAAAGATGGTACTCCATTCGCTAGGACTAATAGATGCACTGCTTGTAATGCTGCTGGCTTTGTATATACTGATACCACTACTCTGGCAGGACTAAAGTTCTCACCACCTACAGCCAAGTGGGTAAGCTCCAATGGCTTTGGTACAGACAAAGGTAACTTGCTATACCTTGAGGGCATTGCACGTTCCAAGGGTTTAAAAGAAGCAGAGCTATTCTTACAGAACCTACGTAGATTGTCTGCAGTAGAAACGTATCTCAGCAGCTTTGTAGAGGGCATAGCAACGCATGTAAAGAATGACGGTAGGTTGCATGTACGCTTACTGCAACACCGCACTGGTACAGGCCGTTTATCAGGTGCAGACCCTAACATGCAGAACATGCCACGTGGTGGTACGTTCCCTGTTAAGCGTGTGTTCACATCACGTTGGGAAGGTGGTCAAATTATGGAAGCTGACATGGCACAGTTAGAGTTTCGTGTTGCTGCATTTCTTGCGCAAGATGCTACTGCCATTGAGGAAGTGTCTACAGGCTTTGATGTACATGCTTACACCGCCAAGGTTATCAGTGATGCAGGTCAGCCTATGTCACGGCAAGAAGCTAAGGCACATACATTTGCACCTTTGTACGGTGCCAGTGGTTTTGGTAGGTCACAAGCAGAAGCGACATACTACCAACAGTTTACGACAAAGTATTCTGGTATTGCCAAGTGGCATGAGGCACTAGCCAAAGAAGCATTGAACACAGGCAAGATCACTACGCCATCTGGACGTGAGTTCGCTTTCCCTGACGTTGTACGTAGACGCTTTGGGGGTGTGACATTTTTCACACAGATAAAAAATTATCCAGTGCAATCGTTTGCAACTGCTGACATTGTACCCATATCTCTGATATACATAGATAGGTTACTAACAGCAAACAGGCTACACAGTTGTGTAGTAAACAGTGTACATGACTCAGTTGTGATTGATGTGCACCCAGATGAGAAGGACAAAGTACTAAAGGTTATTAGCACAGCTAATGACAAACTAATCGCAATCGTCAACCGCAAGTGGGGCATAGATTTCAATGTACCTCTATTATTAGAGGCAAAGATTGGTCCGAATTGGCTTGACGTAAAAGATGTAATATGATATAACCACCATTCGTCTAAAAGAAAAGGAGACTTAATATGAATCAAGTATCAACAATCGACACAAACAATTTCTCAGCAATGGCCCAAGCAATGGGCATGAACGCAGATGCACCAAAGCAATCTGCTAAAGCAAGTACACTTGCACGTTTACGTATTCATCACTCACCTATCATGGGTCAGCAAGAAGTCAATGGTAAGATGAAGAACGTAGAGGTTGTAAGTGGTGGCACCTACAAGCTAGAGATTCCAGATGGGCCTACATACTACGCTGAGAGTGTGTCTATTCGTCCTTACCTGCAACGCTTTATGCACAAGAAGTTTGTTATGGGTAATGACTCAAGACCAAACCGTTATGTCAAGACAGTTATGGCTAATGACCTTAACGCTGACATGAAAGACAACGATGGTGGCTTCAATTGTGGTAAACCTGCTGGTTTTATTCAAGATTGGGCTGCACTACCAGACAACATGAAAGACTTGATTAGATCAATTAAGCGTGTTCGTGCATTGTTTGGTGTCGTTGAGATGGTCAATCCTACCGACGATCAAGGTAACTCTGTTGACGTAGAGTCTACCCCATTCATCTGGGAGATTGACAACCGTGACGCATTTAAGACAGTCGGTAAAGTATTTGCTGATCTGACAAAGATGCGCCGCTTGCCACCACAGCACTATGTGTCAATGACCACAACAGAAGTACCGTTACCTAATGGTAGCAGCTTCTATGTGCCTAATACTTCACTGGACCTGAACAATACGTTGGACATGGACAATGAGGCACAGGAGAACTTTGCTAACTTCATGGCATGGATTGAGAATTACAATACGTATATCCTCAACTCATGGGATGAGAACATGCATAAGAATGAAGAGGTTGACACAGAAACTGTGGAAGAGTTCGTAGACATTGACGCAGAGGATTTTGTCTAATGAACCATCCTGCTGAACTGGCGATCAATCAGTATCTTGAAGATGCTACATCTGGTAAATCAACAATGTCAGAAGAAACAATCAAACAGATTGGTGAAGATGTAATGGATGCTGTTAGACGCCAGTTTGGTGGGGGCAATAAGCGTGACGAGTTTCGGTTGCGTATGTCCAATGTGGGCAGACCGACTTGTCAGCTTTGGTTTGAGAAGAATAAACCAGAGAGAGCGTTGCCTAAACCAACAACATTCGTAATGAACATGCTGATGGGTGACATCGTAGAAGCAGCGTTCAAGGGTATCATAACAGAAGCAGGAGTTAAGTACGAAGACGATGACAACTTTGTTGAACTACAGTTAGGTGACACTACAGTAAAGGGATCATACGATCTTGTGCTGGATGGGGCAGTCGATGACGTTAAGTCTGCATCGGACTGGTCATACAGAAACAAGTTTGAATCATTCCAAACACTAAAAGACAGTGACCCATTTGGTTACGTAGGTCAACTAGCTGGCTACGCTAAGGCTGCAGGTAAGAAAGCAGGTGGCTGGTGGGTAGTCAACAAAGCCAATGGTGGAATTAAATATGTTCCAGCAGAAGGTATTGACATTGACGCAGAAATTACTACATTAGAAGATACTGTAGCCACAGTAAACGCTAATGAGTTTAGGCGTTGTTTTGATCCTGTACCTGAGACATTTAGGGGTAAGGCATCGGGCAATAAAGTACTGAACAGTAATTGTAAGTTCTGTGACTACAGATTTGAGTGTTACCCTACGCTACAAGAGTTACCATCAAAGGTGTCTCAAGCTAAGGTAAAGCCCATTGTGGCATACGTAGAAGTAAAGGAGTATTAAATGCTAGGTGATGACGAAATAAAAGAAATGCAAGAGCAGATCAATGCTATGGAAAAGGATCTTCTTGAGCGTAAGAAAGCTTTACATGAGGCTAAGTACGCAGGATTACGTTCTGCTATGGAAGCACGTAAAGCAGCAGAAGCAGCAGTACGAGAAGAATTACGCTCATTAGGTGTACCTACTGTAAGTAGTTTGCCTAGTCCTTGGAATGGGTTGTGGCGTATCTAATGAATGGCAAGCAGTTTGCCGCTGCTCTAAAATATGGGTATAGGAGTGGGCTAGAGATCAAAGTAAAAGACTACTTGGTAGAGCGTAATATACGTGTCAAGTACGAAGCCATTAAGATTGAGTGGGAAGATCTTATGTACCGCACCTATACCCCAGACTTTGTGTTACCTAATGGGATCATAATAGAAACAAAGGGTAGGTTTACAGCAGACGATAGACGTAAACATGCCGCTATTAAGAAACAGCATCCAAAGCTAGACATTAGGTTTGTGTTTGAGAGTAGTAGACGTAAGCTGAGTAAAGGTGCTAAGACAACCTACGGTCAGT